ATGGTGTAATACTTCACCATCAAGAAACAAAGCAACGTGATTTAATCCATCTGCCATGATTGACATAAATAATAAATCACCATTTTCTAATTTTTCTTCCTGTCTCAACTGTCTAAAACCAGTTCGCCATGCACATCTTTCAAACATTGGATCTTTTATAAACTCCTCTGGTGTTATAGGTCTTTCCCAATCTCTTAGCTCTATACCTTTTTCCTGTTTGTACCAATCTCTCACTAAAGACCAGCAATCAGTTACACCCCAGACCCACGGACGACCCAACAAAGGTGCTTTATATCCTGATGGTTCGTAATATCCCCATTGTTCTGTTTTAGGGTTAACAATATGCCACGGAAGTTTGCTTTGTTCGCAGCTTAATTTATCTGCCTGACTAGCTATTGGTGGAGTTACAGGGTGAGAATGAACAACAGCAACAATATCTCCCTGATTTGATGCTTTTACATAATCAACTGGATCAAGAATGAAACATTGATGTGCAGTCATAGCAAGATTATTGCAAGGAAAATATCTTTCTTTACCTTTAATATTTACTAATAATCCAACAGATTCTTTAGGGTCTTGGTCTTTCGCATGAACCAATGCAGCTT